GTTCAGGTGCCTCGTCTGAATTGGATTTGTAATCCCACTCAATGACACTTCTATCGACAATGAGACGATGCTGATTAAGGACAGGCTCAAGAGAATCAATAATCCTATCTTCCTTTCTGACATTTGCACGTACCTCTTCTACATCAATTGCTTGTCTAGTTGTTTGGAGATGTTTTTTAAAGAGTTCGCCAACAATTCCATCTCCGAAGTTGGTTTCAATGACGAGTTTAGTAACTCCATATTTTCTGCATCCTTTGAGTATATTGAGCAAGGTACGGTCAGAGTACCCGTCCCTGTATGCACGCATTTCATGCAAGTATAGGAAGCCGTTTCGTTGAGATATGAATGCGGCTGCAGTCTCGTCAGTTCCTCTACCCGACGGATCGACTGAGCATATTGTTTCTGTATAACTATCCCATGCTCCTTGGAGTTGCATAGGAGAGTAAAAGTAATCTCCTGGGAGGCCGACTGTGGGTAAGTCTTTAATAACGTTTTGGGGATCGGAGCACCATACGACTGCATCGGGAGCAGACTCAGGGTTAACGCTGGTGACAACAAGGTCAGCCATTTTAAGAGGGAATTTCTCAGCATCAGATAAGCTTGTGTCTAGTTGGAACTGAAGCATGAAGTTTGACCTTCCCATAGCTGCTTCACGTTCTATGAGGTCATCGTTATCGAATCTATCTGGGTCTGTTACATCCCATTCTTCTGCAGCATTTTCCAGATCTTCAACGATCTGTGGAGCGAGTAATCCTTCATATTGACTTAGTTTATTTTTTCTTGGGTATCTGGAGGGCCAAACGAAGGGACGGTAGTTACGCTCAGCCAACTTACGGTAAACAGTAAAAGTAGTCTGAGGAGTCCCGAGATAGCAAATACGGCTATCAGCTTTCGGCGTGAGGATGGATTCAGCTTCCGTACAGAGTTGAAGTAATTTCTCACGCATTAACTCCGTCATAGAGTTTCCGGGTACTTCGATATCGTCTAGTACCATCAGGTCGGCTCTGGAACCAGTAAGTTGTCCAGTAATACCAACGCTTTTTACGCTGGGAGCCTGATGAGGAGAACAGAGTACGTCGAAGGAGATTCGAGACCATCTTGCCTCGTCTGACTTTGGTCTTAGGTGATTTAACCATGGTGTTTCGATTATTAACTTCTGAAGGAAGATTGACATGTTATCTGCTCTCTCTTTAGAGGCAGAGATAATCATTATCTTCTTTTCAGGATCTTTAAAGAGAGTCCAGAGGACGAAGGCTCCTGTGATCCAACTTTTGCCAACTCCACGGAAAGCTTGGATTTGAAGACGTTTAGGTCCATTCTGAAGATAGTCTGCGATAGCATATTGAGCACGTGTAGGAGAAGGAAGGTCGAGCTGTTCCCATAGGGCTTGTAGGAACAGCTTAAAGTCCTCTTGGAGAACTGTTACGACGGACTTCATGCGGTTTGAGTTTTCTTCTTAGTTTTCTTTTTAACTTGATAATGCCTACCTAAACCACTAGAATTTTTCTTAATAAGTTCAGCTGGATCAATGCCTAATCTTTTTAACATTTTTAATGTCTTATCATTACCAGCTATACCGGGAGCAACTTCTTTAAGCTCCGATATAAGCATTTTCTTCTTCTTTCCCATGTTAAATCGCCTCCAAGGGGGTTGTAATGTGTTTCATGTGTGTTTGGTCATCTAGCTTGTTTATATGGGTTCTGAGCGTCTGTAAACTGGTCTATCATCTTTACTCCTTTAGCGTATAGTTTTTTATATGCACCACTCTTATTCCAATCTACTTTTTTACCCATCTGTTTATATCTTCTCATTAGAATAAAAGTAGCTTCATCCATTACTGGTTGAACCATTTCCATATACACTTCTAAACGATCTATACGTTGTTTAGGTGTCAAACCTTTTAATGATGGCATATCTAAACCATTAAGACCCATTTGTTTATCCATCCATGAATGTAATGCTTTATGAACAGGTCTTGGTAGATTATTCCTATTAAATTGAGTCTTACCTAATGGTGTACCTTGTTTAAAGAAATGTTCAGTTATTTCTCGTGCTTCTTTAGGTTTAGTACCTACAAATGCCCAATCATAACCTTCAACCATATGTTTATGATGACCTTCTATCTTTTCAATTGGTAATGCTTTAGGATCTGTAAAACCTTCCATCAAATCATCCCAATCTGATTTCCCATGGGTTTGCATAAACTCATTAGAAGTTCTTGTTAAAGAAGCACTATCTGCGTCTGACTTGAGTTTTAATCTGACACCAGAGTTAGTACTTTTAAAATTAACAACATCTCCATCAGGTAAAATCCAAGGTTTCTGAGTTGCTTTAAAACCTTGTAATGTACCATGTTCTTTTTTATAAGCCATTGCTGCTTCAATACGTTTCATACCATCTGGTGTATTTCTAAGCTCTCTTAGTTTTGTACCAGTTTTACCTGCTCGTTGGTATCTAGTTCTTTCTGTACTTTGCCATGGTTGTAAAACATCTTCAGCTCTTCTAGTAGCTTGACTAGCTAATCCGCTGCTATCTGCAAAAACAGGTTGAGCTGTTCGCCTCATACCAGCTATAGTTAAATCATCAACCTTCTGACTTGCTAACCTAGCAAGGTCATCTAGCTTACCTGTCTTCTTAGCTATACCGCCTCCCATGGTAAGTGCAGTCTCTGCAGCTCTGACACCCCATTTAGCTAGTCTAGGATCGACACCAGCTTTCTCAGCTATATTACCAGCACCTTCAGCTAAGTAATGTACTGGAGCATCTAATAACTGTAAGCCTTGTTTAATCACAGGTGCTTCAGCTACTGCACCTGCACCTTGTAGTAATTTACCACCAAAGCGTAATGCATCATCATGCCAACCTTCTTGGTCTTGTGAAGCAGCTTGTAAACCACCTACAATGTTACGACCAAAATCTTCTACCTTATCAGCAAGTCCAGTGCCTATGTATGATTGACCTGCATCAAAAGACTTTACACCTAACAATTCGTCATCAATAGGATGTGCCATCAACCATACCTATCCTCATCTTTTATTCTATTCTTTTCAAAAAGCTTCCTACGTTTAGCTTGAGCAGCTAAATCTATTTCACCTTCAGCTTCTAATGGAGATAGAATACCTTTAAAGTTTTTATCATTTGGATCAGCACTATACTGTGGTTCTATATCAGTTAGAGGAGGCAATGGTGGTGGACCTTCTTGGTTTTCAACTGGATTTAGTATTTCTTTTTGAGCTACTTCACCTGCACTATTAGATTCATTTAAAATTTTAGCATGTTCAGCATCCGATCTAGTTCTATTTCTATATTGACTAAAAGTCTCAGGTATTACGCTAGTAGTACCAGCACCTGTTTCTTCTCTTATAATATCTTTTTCTAGTCCAACATTAAATGATGATAATAAATCTTTAACAGAAGCTTTTTCTTCTTCGGTTGTAGCGTTATCCCATCTTTCTTGGAGTATGTTGTTAAAGTATTCATTAATATTAGAATGTTTAGGTTCTATCCTACCACCTTGTTCTTCAACAAACTGATAATCCTCATCAGATGGTGCTCCAGTTATAGCTCTTCCAATTCTGTTAGCAGAGCCTAGGACACCAGATTTAACACCACCTGCAACATCTACATACCCAGTCAAACCTCCTTTATTTTTAGTAGGTTTATTATTATAATACTGTACCCATTTTTTTCCATCCCATTTGTAACCAGTACCTGATTTCTCATCCCAGCCTCTGGTATCGCCTATTTCAGGTTGCCCTGTACTCCAATTTGCCATAGTTAATTAATGTGTGATAAAATTTGCTCCTCCCTATACGGTTTGTATCCAAACGTATCTCTCATCCAGTCCCGCCAATGTCTACTACCTTTCTCCTGATTACATCTCCTACAAGCTGGTACCATATTCTTTGTAATTGTTTCTCCACCGTTGCATTTAGGTTTAACATGATCGAGTGTAAGTTGATTAATTTCATAATGGGTTCCACAATAAACACATGTACAATTAAAGTGCTCTTTTACAGCTCTTCTCCAGAGCTTCTTAGCTTGTGGACTTGTCATGGTTATTAGATTGTATAAGTAATGTTTAGGAGTTGGTAGTAGAGGTGTCATCCTTTGGCTTTACCTCGGTTTCTAGCTCGGTTTTTGGATTGGGCTTCAAGTTTTGTGCCTCCACTTTGTTTATGCGAGACATCCAACTTATCACCATTGCCATAGGTTCCTCTCCGTCGGTTTTCTTTATTTAAAGCAGTTCTCTTACTTATTTGAGTTGGGCTGCTATTAAACTTTTTTTGATAGGAATTCTTTTTTGCTCTTGCCTTAGCATGAGATCTATAGTACTTCGTGCTTAGACTTGCCATATAATCTCCGTTGTACAAGGTCTGGGTCGATTTTGGGCATTACAGCTGCCAATTTATCCAGTGCAGTGCCTTCATAGGCAATACCACTGATATCATTTTTAACTAGCCAATCACAGGCTGCTTTTAATTCGTGGGCGGTAGCTTCTCCACTCTTTACTCGTTTAAGGAATTCAGTAGTAACGAGATTATGTAACTCGTTAAACTGATCTTCCGTAGCTTTTTTAGCCATTATGTGCCGGGAAATAATTGTTTCTCTACAATTTCTACAGCCTTATCATCTAAGGTGTTATCAGTAGTGGAAACAAGCTTTTTCAATACATCAATTAGTAATCTTTTAACTGATGTTGATGTAGCAAACTTGATTAGGATAGGCTTAATTAGTAGAATCATTTACTTTAGTGGGTTGTGTAGGGCAATCGTACTCTTGTTCTTTCCAAGGAAGCTTCCTTCCCTTCTTAGGAGTACATGTTTTCTTTAAATACTGCTTAACTGCAGCTTGTTTATTCTTTTTATATTCAACTATAGGAACGACATCGTTACACATAGTGTATACACGTGTGTTTTCAGCTAACATAAAACCTTTTTGTTGTAATTCAGCACATCTAAGCATACGAGTTAGCTCATAATCAAGCCTCATCTTTTCTTCTTGTCGTTTTGCTATACGTCTGCACTGTGCTAAACCTCTACGGTCTAATGGAAACATGAAATTTATCTGTCCTCCCCAGTTTTCAGCTACTGTGTAGCTTCTCTGTGACATCTCTTCGTCAAAGGGAACCGTATGATTCCCCATATAGAAGGGACTGAACGTCATTGTACTACCATTGCAGCTCACCCCAGAACCGTAGTGCTGCCTTGAAGGAGCACCATTATTCTGGAATTGAACTGCTTGGTTTGTTACATTTCCAGTCGCTGCTGCAACGGGATTAGACACATTCTTAGTCTCACCTTCTGCTTTAACAGGAGCTACTGAGAGAAGACTGACAAGGAGACAGTAGTAGAGTCCGTTTCGATAGTTCTTTCTATCTCTGTAAGTTCGATTACCTGACTCGCTGCTCGTGTTACAACCTCTAGTGAGAAGTCGGAACCAGCTGTTGTCATGTTGAAGATCGAATCGCTGTCTACTATACCTCCAGAGCTTGCTGATGAATGGGTTATGTTGTCCCCAGACCATTTGTTTAACGCTGCTCCATAGGTGGTTGTTGTTATCTCTTCTGTTATTTCTTGAGATGTAGTTGTTGTGCTGTTCATCGACCCTTGAGTGAAATTGGGTTGAACTAATTCTGCTCTTACTACCGTGGGTGATGCCAGTAGGAAGAGTAAAAGCCATTTCTTCATTCTTCCTTTTTTTTAACCATAGGACAATTTAGGGTGCCTTTGTTTTTATTATTATTACCAGTGGTCAAGCCAAAAGTGGCAAGTGCTCCCGTAAACACACTGGCAACGAACGTGATATCGGAGTTACCCGACTTCTTAACCATAGGTATTTCTACGTAGTTCATTGTGATAATAAAACCACTCCAAACTACAACACCTAATCTGACAAATGTACCAAGAATTTGTATCTGTTGTTCTTGATCCTCAGCAGCATCTTTCAGCTTTCCGATGAATCCTTTTTTTTCTGGCGGTTTTCCTTCCATTTATCAACTTTTTTTTGTAAGAATTTTTGTACTTGTTTTTTAATCTTATTAAAGAAAGGTGTAGCAAGGGTGGTAGTGGCTAC